CGGCGGGGGCGGCGTTATCGGGACGGGTTGCCATTGGGGTCTCCGGAAATTGTCGGGGGTTGGGTCGTCAGCTCTCGCAGGAGCCGCGTCATATATCTCGCAGCCCCTTGCTGGCGAGGTATATCTTCTCCTTCCGCCGTGACAAGGCTTACCTGCAATTCCTCAATGGATAGCTTCAGCAACTCGACTGTCATCCGCGCGAAGCGGTCCTGTTGGAAGAGCCCGTCACGTAGGCTTTTTTGCAGCTCCGTTACCCGTTCCTTCGGCGTTTGCAGCATCGTTTGCTCCGATCATTGTCATCGCGGACTCGACCGATGCCTTGTCGGCGCCGGCCGCGTTCTTCTGGCCTTGCGTCACCTGCTTGAAGGTGTCCGCCTTGGTGTTGTCGATCTGTGCTTCCATCGCACGGTTCTGCTGATCCGCCTGCTGGGCAGCGATCTGCGCCTTCTGGTCCTTGCGCTGCTTGGCGGTGTCCTCGGAGACCATGAGGCCCTTGAGGTCGCGAGACGCCAGCTTCGCCTCGACCAGCTTGCGCTCGTCGATGTGGTCCATCTCGTCCGGAGTGAGCGTCTGGGCCAGCATGTCGAGCTGCATCCCGCGCACTTCCTTGGCGATCAGGCTGGTGGCTCCGCGAGGGATCACGTCGTAGTCGCCCTCGGGAGCCTCGTCCGGGTTGAATTTCTTGTTGAACTCCACCATCGACCAGATCACCGACTGGGTGAACACGTCGTAATTGCGGACGATGTCCTTGAACGGCAGCGCCGCGTCGCCGCGCAGCATCGAGGCGCCGGCGGCGGTCCGCATCGGCTCGCTGGGCATCTTCTGGAAGTCGCCGCCGGTCGCCGGGCCGATGAAGGTCTCCACCTCGGCGAACTCCATGAACATCTTGACCAGCCCCTGCAGCTCGGCGAGGTGCCCGTCGAACTTCAGCTCGCGCACCGCGGGGAACTGGGCTGTAAGCCCGTCGTCATCGCGATACCATATCTTGTAGGGCTGGACACTGGTGAGGTCCTGATCCGCGCGCAGCAGCGTGGTGTTGACCTCCAGGTTCGGTCCGCAGGTGACCGACGCGTTGTCGAGAGCCATGCGCGTCGCGGCGCAGATCGACAGCTGGCTGTCACGCACCACGTAGGGCAGACCCTGCCCGACGGGGCTCGTGTCGTCCTCGTCGAAGCAGAAGATGTGCACCTGCCGCATCGGCAGCCCGAGCTTGCGCCAGGCGTTGACCTCGGCCTTGATGACGTAGTTCTCGACCATCCAGACCTCGGCCTCGACGTCGTCCGCCATCATGTTCTCGGGCACGTCGACGCCGCACTCCTGCAGCATGCGCGAGGAGATCGGCCCCTTCCAGATCACGATCTCATACTTCTCACGCCCGCTCGCCTGGGTGCTAGTGGTCTCCGAGTGGATCGAGGGGCCCATGGTCCGCAGCTCGTTCTCCCAGCTCTTGGCCTTGTAGTTGCCGCCGGGAATGGCGAGGATCGCCGCCTTGATCTGCTGCTCGAAGAAATCCTGGCGGTCCGCCAGCTTGCGCAGGGCCGCGCGCCCGAGCACCTTGCGCTGGAAGTAGCCCTCGCCCGGCAGGCGCCGCGCGCTCATGTCGGGGTAGAAGTCCCACACCGGCAGGAAGTCGTATTGCGGCTTGTAGATCGTCTTGGTGACGGGCTTGAAGCCCTGGTCGGCCTGCAACACCCAGCCCGAGACCTCGACCTTGCGGACGAAGGGGCCTTCGAGCACGCCGATGCCGTAGCGCACGCCGCTCTCGGCGACCTTGCGGTTGAGCGTGATCCAGTCGGTCGACTGATCGCCACCCAGCTCCAGCAGCTGGTCCTTCACCAGGTCGGTGAGCTTCTCCGCCTGCTCCTCGGCCAGCCGCCGCACCGCCTCGTCCACCAGGTCCTGGCTGAGCGGGGTGCTGGGGTCGAGCTGCTTTTTCTCGTCGAGCACCTTCTGGACGGCCTGCATCACCATCTCCGGGCTCATGCTCGGCGAGGGCGAGGCGTTCAGCTCCCAGTTGTCCTCGTTGCCGGGGAACATCAGGTTCATCAGCCGCGAGAGCATCGAGATGCACTTGACCCGGGTCAGACGCGGGTAGGCGCGCGAACGGTTCTTCGGCAGCTGCCGCTCGATGTCCGGGTCGTAGATGCCCATGATCTGGCGCAGGTTGCGCAGCCACTGCTGCTCGGCCGGGATGCGTTCGGAGGCGAAGCGGTCGAACAGGCCCTTGAGCCGCGTGCCGAGCTGCTGCAGCGCGGCGGCGTCGATCGAACGCGCCGGAGCCGGCTGCTCGATGATCGTGCTATCTGGCGCAGTCTGCTGCTCAGCTGCGACGACCGGTGCCGGCCTGGATGCCATCGGATGCCCCCTAATCGAACCGCGCGAAGTCGCCAAACAGCTTGTCCGCTTCTACCACATACGCGAAATGCGCTGCAGCCGGACAGCTATAATAACCGAGACTGCGCTGGCGTCCATCTTTTCGGATGCGCGCACCATAACGCCCCGACACATGCCGACACACGCCCTTGAGACCGGTCTTGTTGTGCCTCGGCGGCTTACGGTTCATGAGCTGCTGTGCCGCCGTTGCCTCCCGCAAATTATCCCACCGGTTATTCTGGCGATTGTGGTCCCGATGGTCGATCTGGTGCGCTGGCCACTCCCCAGTCATGTATGCCCACGCTGCTCGATGGGCGTATAGCTGGCTACCGCCAGCCATGATGCCTACATAATGACCTTTCTCTGCGTCCCCTCCACGCTTGTGTGCGAGCCGTACCCCGTCGGACCTGCGCGTAAATTCCCCGGTCTCTGGATCATAGCGAACTTGCTCGCGAAGCTGCTCGACGGTGATCATGGCTCGCCAGATATCGGCGCTGCAGACAGCTGTCAAGCTAACGGAAATGATAATTACCACCAAACGAACGCGGGGGCACGAACTTGGTCGCCCCCGCGCCGCTGTATCGTTCATTCCGCAGCACTTGTCGATGGAAGTATCGGCACAGGTAGCCGAAGGCGTCCCCCGGGTGCGAATACTGGTTCTTCTCTGGCGACGCGTTGCCACCACCCTTGATGTTCTCCTTGGCGTCGAGAGGGTAGCGCCAGCCGCCCTTCAGCGCCCGGACCAGCATGGGGCAGGCCTGCTCGTCGATCACCAGCGCCGGCATGCCGTAGGTCATGCGCGTGGTGAAGTAGTCGATCGCATCGAGCCGCAGCGGCAGCCGGTTGTTCTCCTCGATCGAGACGGGATAGTGCCGCTTGATCGTCGCCAGGATCGTCGTCTCGTCGTTGGGTGACCGGTTCGACGCCGCCGGGTCCGGGGCGATGGTGAAGCCGTTCTGCGGCAGGTCCGGCATGGCCCGCGCGAGGTAGGGTCGCAGCCGCTCGTTGCAGAAGCGCAGCGCACCCACGCCAGAGGTGACGATCTCCCCCAACACGTGCAGGCGACCTTCGAGGTCCTCCTGCCCGAAGATCATCGCGGACCCGCCCAACCCCGGGTCATATCCTCCGACGAGGTGCAGGTTGGGGTTGTAGATCAGTGGCCGCTTGGACAGGTGGACCTGGGCGTTGAAGCTCTGGACCACCGCCTTGCCGGCCACGGAGAAACCCCACTCCGCCTCGATGAACTGCTTGATCCAGGCCTCAGTCTTGCCCTTGGCCTGGTTGGTGTAGTAGGTCTTGCCGCCCGGCAGGTTCTCGACGTTTTCGGCGAAGGGCGAGAAGCCGGAGGGCTGCAGGAAGTAGCGCGCGTTTCGCCCGTCGAGCACCATGCGATGGTGCAGACTTACGCCTTCGCCAGGCTGTACGACAGTCTGCGAGCCGTGCAAGTAGTCGAACCACCAGTTGTCCTCCGTATCCGGGTTCGAGGCGCCCCACATTCCCCAGTTGGTCGCCCCGCCCTCCACCACCGAGGGATAGCGCCCACACCGCGCCGAGAGCGCGTCGACGATGGCTTGGGGTATCTGCACGAACTCGTCGAGGATGACGAAGGTCACTTCGAGGGACAGCACGCGCGCCACGTCGTCCGGGGTGTCGAGCGGCCGGAACAGCACCTCGCACTCGACGTCGTCGAAGCGCAGCACGAACCGCTTGTCGGTGGCGAACCACTTGCCCGCCTGCCCATCCTTGAACCAGGTGAACCACGAGTTGAGCGTGGTGTCGCGCAGCTGCGTCGAGGTGTTGCGCACGATGACCGCACGCGTCCGCCTGACCCCGTCGACCGGGTTTGGCTTCTGCAGCTTGGCCATGTAAATCAGCTTGAAGAAGTTCGCCGTCGTCTTGCCCGAGCCGACCGGCCCGACAATCCAGTCATAGAACAGCTCGCCCGGCAGGTGGTCCTTGATGAACCGGCTGCAGGTCGGGGGAGGTGTGTAGGCAATCGTCGCCATCAGTTGAACTTGCGCCCCGTCTCGTAGGCCTCGCGCCCATCCCACGACTTGTGCTTCCAATAGTGGTCGAACTCGTCGTCCTGCACAACCCCGCAGGTGCAGTTGCCCGCCCCGAGGAAGTGCGGGTGGATGTCGTTGACCGGCACGAGGTGCAGCTCGGGCCCACCCTCAGGCGTCGTGATCGAGAGGTTACGCCAGCCCGGGGTCATAGGTTGGCACGCACCGCCGCGTCCTTGGCCTCAAGCAGCTTGCGTAGCGCGACCGTGCGCTCGGCGTTGCGCGGAAGGGTTTCCACGAGTGTCCGGGCCAGATCACAAAACGGCTTGCTCGACGTTCGCAACGCCTCCGGCAGACGGCTGTAGTGGAAGAACCGCAGGATCGGGTCCTCGGCCAGCTGGGAAGGGCTGAACTCAGCGGGCGCGGGGTGAATGTCAGACATCAGTAACCATCTCCTAAGTTAATCTGGATATTGAGCGTGTTCGCATTGACAGGGCCGGCGCTGTCCTCGCCATTCGTCCGCGGGTCGAACCCGGCCCACCGCGAGGTCAGCTCGATCAGCTTGGCCTTGACCGCCGGAGGCACCGTGTCATGGCCGGCGTGGACCATCTTCCACACCTGCTTGAGGTTCTCCTCGGCGATGATCTTCGCCTTCAGCTTGAAGCTCATGCCCTCCTGGCGCACCAGCTCGCAGGCGCCGGCCAGCTCTTTCAGGAAGGTCGGGTTGTGGCGGAGAGCCGCCCATTCCTCGTCGGTGTAGCCGTACTCGATCTGTATCTCGGGCGGGGTGGCGGTCTTGAGGGCCAGCTCGATAGGCAGCGTCGGGGGCCACGACAGGGTCGTCGGGTCCTTCTGGCCTGGATGGTCGCTGAATGCCCCCAGCTGCGAAAACGGTGTAATCGCATTCATGTGGGGATAGCTATCTCATGGCGAGTCGCCGTGCAAGCCCGGAGCGGCGCGCTTGAAGGAAGTTGCGAGACTTAGCCTCTGGGTGCCGCTCCGGACCGATGACCCCGGAGCACCGGCCAAGACGCCCACGAGAGCTTTAGCATACAAGAAAAGACCCCGGAGCACAAGGCCCCGGGGCTGGGAAGTTTGGGAGAGGATGCCTGAAAGGCCTGACCTGAATAGCCAATTACTTCCGGCGTGTATACGTTTTTCTTGGCCCGCGGTGTGGAGAAGCCACCAACGCTGCGCCTGTCAGGCCACGCAGCCGACGCGCGTGGATCGTGCTGGCCTTGAGTCCGGTCACCTCGGCCAGGGTCTGTGCGGTGTGCTCCACCCCGCCATGGACGAAGGTTTCTGCTGCGCGCGAACGTCCACGCGGGCGCGCTATGTGGGTCGGCTGCAGATAGATGTTCAAGTCCGGCTTGAGGTGCTCGATCGCTTCCTTCTCGCGTGCGGCTACCTCCTCGGGCGGGAACGCCTTGAGCGGCTCGAAACTCAGGTTCTCCTCCCCGTAGAGATCATAGCAGGCTTGCAACAGCCTCGGGCCATCTCCGCGGCGAAGCATCGCGCGGTGGCGGTCAAACCGCTTCTCGAACAGCATGGTCGTGCCGCCGACATAATACATCCCAGTGCGTCGGCAGCGGATCAAATAGACACCGCACACAGAAAAACACCCCAGAAAAATTTTTCGGTGCCGCGTTTGTAGACGATAATATAGAAAAAGCTAGAAAAACTTTATAGGGGATGGGCATCCACCACACCCTTGCGTGAAGTCAAATCCCCCTTGGGGGTCCATCCCCGGATAAGGAACTACTACCTGCCGCCGCCCAGCACTTATGTGACAACGGCTCGCCATAAGCCTATAACTATTCATGCAAGGGCCAATCGGGCGCTTGCACAATCCAACATCACGTCACGTGACAAATCGAAAAGGTAAATCCCATGAAAGTCATCGAAACCAAGTCCGCCGTTTCTTCGCTGGTCATCGCTGCCGGTCTCATTACCGGACGTGGCAGCAATGCGCGCACTGTCGCACTGTTCGAGATTGCACCCGCCGCCATGAATGCCGAGCAAGGCAAGGCGCATTTCACGGACGTGATGAACAAGGCGCTGGCTGGCAGCACTGACAAGGCGCTGGTCAAGCTGGTGCGGCAAGAGGCAATCGTCGGCATTGCCACCATCCGCATGCCTGCCGGGGAGTTCCCGCGCGGTTGTTCGTCGCCGGAACAGCGGATGAATTTCGTCCGCATGCTCTATACGTCCTACGCAGCGCCGGAAGTGGTCAATCTCGGCAAAAACCAGAAAGGCCGCCGCACTGAAAAGCAGCATCGCGCCTTGCGCAATGCCGAGCAGCGCGCTGCTACCTATCTCGCAGAGCTGGGCGCTGGCAACGCACAGACGGACAAGCAGAGCAACGCCAAGCGCCAGACCAAGGGCTCCCAGTCCCAGACTGCCGCCAAGCAGAGCAACGCACCGTCACATAGCGAGCTGGTCAGCAAGCCTCCCAAGCCTGCCGATCGGGATGCTGCCATGCTGTTTATCACGCAGCAGGCGCGCATGTTGCAGGATTACGCCAATAAGAATGCCAAGGTGCTGCCGACCGATGCTGGCACTGCCGTGTCGCAATTCCTCAAGGCGATGAACGCGGCGAACAATGCCGAGCAGGAACGCAAGGCGAAGGCCGCCGCCAAGCAGGCCGAAAAGCAGGCCGCCTAATGCTCTCCGGTCCATTGTCGCGTCACGTGACAATGGACCTCCCTTTTCACTGGAGTAAACGCAATGCTGCACTATCGCATCACACTGCACCTACGTGGTGGCGACGTCACCGGCGGATGGCTGGACTATGAAACCGCGATGCGCCACATCACCGCCTTTGTCGGCGAAGGACTCAACTTTTGTGTCGAAAGCATGGAAGTCTCGGCCTGACACAAGCCCCGCTCTCGAAAGGGAGCGGGGCTTTTTTGTGCCTGCTTTCCGCGCACAGGCACGGACCGGGATGCCAAGCACTGGCGCATCTGTCACGTCACGTGACAGCGTGTTGCGACATAGTAGTTGCTGACGGTTGGCTGGCCGCGCACACACACGTGACAACGCGGCGCTTATTTTAAGCGTGCGACAGCGCGTCATAGTAGTTGTTGACAGTTGGCTCGTTGAACAGTCAACGCAACAGATATTTTAATTCAAGCTGCCAACACGTTGTGACGTGATTTAAGCTAGGAGCATCGTTGCCACGTGATTTAAGCTAGGAGCATCGTTGTCACGTGATTTAAGATTTTGCGCGCGTTGTCACGTGACGTGACTATCCATGAAAGCACATTTCCGCATTTTGGATAGCTGAAACGCGTGGAAACGTGGATAGCTGTATACCACCTACTTGCTAGTCGATCAGGACTGGATACCACTGTTGGATACCACTCACATGAGGATTTCTGCGGGTTACAGGCATCAACTAGTCAACTAGTTCCTTTAGTCATTGAAAAAATGATACTCCCCATGCGAGAGAATTTTTTCAGGGCTGTAGAGCGCGTCCGCCGACACCGCGCAGGGGAGGGGAGATTACTACAGCGCTGTAGCTCCACAACTATACATTCCGCCTCCACCCACATAAGCTCTCTTGTAATTTCCGTGACTAGCCATGCTAGTTGACTACCTTGCCACCACGACCTGTGGATTTCCAAGGGTTTGCGCCTTGCTGCCGGTAGTCAACAGTGCTAGTCAATTCAAACTGCCTAGCAAGTAGATAGGATTGATCCCATGCTCACGATTTCCAATGCTCGCCCGCTTCGCCTCCACCACGAAATCGACCGCCGCCACATAGCGGCCATGACCCGCATTGACGCAAAGCGCCTGCGCGAACTCGAACTGGGCAAAGCCGAGCCGTGGTTCGACGAGGCCCTCAACATCGCTCGCACCCTCAACGTCTCCGTCCACGATCTGCTTTCGTCACGTGACGTGACAGACTTCGACACCGATCCCCGCTTTCACGCTGCCGACGTGCGCTACTGGACGGACGGCGCTCGCCTCCCGCTCTCCGTCGCCATGCGGCTGCAATACCGCTGGGGCCTGCCCACGGTGGAGGACTTGGTGCCGTCGCCACTCATGCGCCAGCTGTGGGACATCGTGGAGGCAAGCGAGCGCCACCCGGAGGCGCCGGGCTGGTGTCCGTGGTGCCAGGCCGATCGGCTTGCCGGCGAAGCTCACCGGGACGATTGCCTCCCGTACCTTCTCCTTGGTGCGCGCAAGACCGGGCGCGAGGACATTATCGGCACGGTGGATGACCCGCAGCCCGGGCGGCGCGGTGATCGCTCCGGCTCAGCGCGCGTGCGCGGGCTCAAGTCGATCCGCGAGCATGTGGGCTGGACACAGAACGAAATGGCCAAGTATCTCGGCTATCACCCGAACCACTATTCACGCATCGAGCGTGCGGAGCTGCCGCTCACGCGCAAGAAAGCCGACTTCCTGTGCAATACGATCAACGTATCGCGCGACCAGCTATTTAACGGGATACACGCGGCATAGTAGTCGCTGACGCGTGGCAACGTGTTGGTGGTATTGACATAAGCCTATTATTATGAGATACTTATATCTCAAGTGGTGGTTCGCCCACTGCTTGGCGGCTCCGGCCTGAACCCGGCGCTGAATTGTCACGTAACGTGACGGATCGACCAAAGGAAAAGGACCATGACTACCTACTTCGTTCCCATCGAGCGGAAAGCGCTCGCAGCCTGCGACCCGCGTCGCTGGTTCATCATCACCGTCGAGTGCACCACCCCGGTGGAGGCTATGGCGCAGGCCAAGCAGGCCATCGTCGACATGCGGCTGGGCCAGTGGGTCCTGTGGGCCGCGGTCCGCGAGTGCCCGTCGTTCAAGGACATGCAGCGCCTGCGCGACGGCATGGACAACGCCCGCTGCGGACGGAGGGCCTGACCATGAACGTGAAGCCCATCGCCGAGGTCATCCCCGCGCCCAAGCCGCACACCGGCTTCGTGGTGCGGGTCACCCGCTACCCCAACGGACGGCTGCTGCCCGAGGCGCGCATCCTGCTCGATACGAGCGGGGCGCAGCCTGCGCCGTTCGCCACCGTGTTTCGCGCCATGGAGGCCGTGAAGCAGTTTCAGGCCGACCCGCGCTCCTGCAAGCACGTGGACCTGCCCAAGCCGAAGCGCCGGAGGCCCGGGGCGACGAAGTCGTCGGAAAGGGCCGACCACAAGAATGTCACGTCACGTGACAACGTCGTGCCTCGCAAGCCGATCCCGGTGAAGCCCGCCAAGGACCTGCCGCCGGTCGTCAAGCTGATGCCGGATATGCCAGCGCAGTGTCTCAAGCCGCGCGACCGCATTTCGCAGGAACTGCACGACGACATCGAGTTCCAGCTGCTCTCGCCCACGAGGTGCCCGACCCGCGTCGGCCGCGGCGTGAAGGAGCAGTATCGCAAGCATGGCGGCGTGATGCCCGGCCACCTCAACCCGCTCACCATGGGAGAAAGCTGATGTTCGGCGTCTATCGCGTCCTCAAGGACGGCTCGCACCGCTATGTGCCGCGCACGGCAACGCATAGCGAGAAGCTGGCGCAGGAGATCGCTTCCGACCTGACGGCAGGCCAGTTCGTGCGTCCCGACGGCAGCATGGGCTCGTGCCAGGCCCACCCGCACATCGCCAAGGAGATTACGTCCGAATAGCAGCCGCCTGTCACGTCACGTGACAACCAATTCTTAACCTCTTGCGCCTAGGAGAACCACAATGCGCACCATCAACATTTCGGCTGGGCACCTCGCTGCTGGCCAGGTCGACTCTGACAAGTGGATGCAGCTGCACGAGCAGTGCGGCGGCACCGACGAGCCGATCCGCACTGCACTCGGCTACCTCTCGCTGTGGAACTGGTCGAGCTTTCCTCACGTCGATATTGTCCTGATGGGAGAGCCGGGCGAGATGGAGCTGCTTGCCAGCTACCGCAAGGAAGCGGGCGGGTGGGTGGGTTATACCATTGGCGCCGTCTGGCACGACGACCACTGGGGGTTCCATTCATGAAGCCCCTCGTGCTCCGCTGCCAGGTCGTCCACGCTGACTCGGTTGTCGTCGAGAGCCATGCGCGTTCCGGCATCAACGAGCTGAAGGTCAATGTGCGGATGCGGGACGACGAGGCCAGCGAGGTCCGCGGGGGCGATACCTACGTCGAGGCACCCATCTGGCTCGACGACGAGCAGGCGCGCAAGCTGTTCAACTGGCTCGGCGTCTGGCTGCATGGAGGGAACCGTGGCTAAGCAACTCCAGATACCTTGCCGGGTCGACGACAGGGACTTTCTCTCGGTCGAGACCAACCAAGACCCCAAGATCGACGCCAGCCTGCTCGACCTGACGCTGGAGTGCGACGGCGAACTCGTCGGTGTCTACATCAACCGCGAGGACGCCTTGCACCTGTCGAACTGGCTGTTCGCCTGGGCGCATGGCGGCAACCGCACCTGAACTACTATACCGAAACGCGTCGTCACGTGACGTGACAAGGAGGATCACCATGTTGCTCAAGATCGGCCGAGGCAGCCGCAAACGCACCAAGCAGCCCATCGTGTGCGCCACGTTCGAGGAGGCCAGCAAGGCTTACAGCCAGCTGCGCGACGAGAGCGGCGAGGGCGCCAGCACCTGGCCCGAGGGCCGCGTCTACCGCGGGACGCAGCAGATCGGTCGCATTTCGTATAACGGCAGGGTATGGAAGCCCAAGCCGTGGGGCCCGACCGACGAACCCATCTACGACCCATATCCCAAGGAGAACGTGTCATGAAATCCAGTCTGATCCACGACACCCGCCACTTCCGGCTGGTGAGCTACGGCAACGGCTTGGCCTATGCGCTGGAGCGCAAGGGCGTGAGCTATGCCTCGATCCTGTTTCAGGGTGACGATGCTGACAAGTTCCGCGAGGAGCTGGATAACCTGTCGAGCGGGCGGCTGATGCTCGCCACCGACGACGTGCTGCGCATCCTTTGGAACGACTACGAGTGTGTGGCCGAGCCGGTGGCGGAGACCAAGTCGAGCATCGCCGTCGCCTGGGCGCGCGAGCACGGCATGAAGGTGGTCGACCTGCCCCTGTCGAGTGTCACCGCGTGAGCAAGCTGACCATCTTCGCCATCGCCTACCTGCTGACCGGCGCCCTGCTGGCAGCGTGGACCTACTGGACGGTGGGCCGGCATGACCTGCGGCACCGCGTCCACCCGCTCATCACCTGCGCTTTCCTCACGCTCTGCTACCCGTTCGTGTTCTGGCGCGCGTGGAAGGATCGCCACCGCCTCTAACCGTCACGTCACGTGACAGATCGACCAAAGGAGATCGGCCATGGCTGATGGACGCACGGAGACGAAGCCGACGCTGCTCTACAAGGCGTTGGGGATCGACGAGGGTTGGGCTGGTTACAGGCGTCGTCAGGCTCTGCTCGACCTTGACATAAGATAACTATCCTTCTATAGTATAACGCGTTGCTGGGAGTTCAGGCCCTCAGCGCGGGGGCCGCGGAGTTTCGCCTTTTCGCCGCGGCCCCAACCCATCCACCGTCACGTCACGTGACAAAATCGACATAGGAGAACGGCATGACCAAGCTCAATTGGTCCTACGTCGGCGACGAGCAGCACGCTTACGTCGGCGACTATCGCATCCGCGCCATCCACGAGGACGGTCCCGAGAACCCGTTCACGGCGTGGGAGGACCACTGGCCTATGGTGGCATACTACGACAAGCACACCAAATTCTACGACCGGTCGCCCGGGCTGGCCATCGCCCACGTGCTCGACCGCTTCACCCCGGCGTCACTGGTGTTCAACCAGAAGGCTATCGCTGCCGCGATCGGGCCGGACAACCTCACCGAACTGCGCTACTACATCGACAGCGCCGGTATCTGGCCCGACGACGACGAGATGTGGCCGACACCCAAGTGGGTGACCGACAGCGACGTGCTCTACAGCTGGTTCCACGAGAGCATGGACGGCATGAGCCGCGCCGACCTGTGGGAAGCATGGTCCGGGCTCTACGCCATCCTCGGCATCCCCTGCCTCAACACGTCCTCGCACGGCTACTGCCAGGGCGACTACACCGAGCTGTTCATCGTCGCCACGCCCGAGGCGCAGAAGGAAATCGGCTGCGATCCCGACAAGATCGAGGAGAGCCTCGAAGCGCAGGCCAAGCTCTACGGCTACTGGGCGTGGGGCGACGTCTACGGCTACATCGTGGAGAAGTTCGAGCCTGACGAGGATGGTGAGGACGAGCACAACGAGGTGACCGGCAACTGGGAAGAAATCCCCGACGGCTCGTGCTGGGGCTACTACGGCGACGACTTCGCCGAGAGCGGGCTGGAGGAGGCAGCGCTGGAGAGCCTGCCCGACGATGCTGTCACGTCACGTGACAAGGAGTTGGCACATGACTGACGAAAAGGCACCCCGCTACTGGTATTTCACCCCCGCGGGCTGGCCGGTGCAGCGCGTGATGACGCGTGGCTGGCAGTCGGCGAACCTCGACAAGTGCGGCCCCACCACCAGCGACATCGAGTATAGCTCCGGCAATTATCCGGGCATGGAGCTGTGGGGCGATGGCGTCATCGTCTTCGCCGACGAGGACGCTGACTACTGGCTGTTGCACCACTGCCGGCTGGTCGAGGTCTACGAGGACTACTCGCCGTGGGAGTGGAGCAAATACGAATACAACGCCGAGGCAGGCGGACAGGTGGAGCAGAAGCCGCCGGTCGAGCCGTGGCCGCAGGACCTGATCGACGCCTGTCTCCGGGTCACCAGCCTCCACGACGTGCGCACCAGCTACAACGAGATGCTGCGCTGGCTGCCCACCCGCTTCAAGACCGACACGTTCGGCGTCGTGATGGACCGGTTCCTGCTCGGGCCGATCAACGCCGAGATCGAGCGCGTCGAAGCCATGGTCACGGCGCATCGCGCCGCTCACCCCGACATCACCAAGCTGGAGGAGCCCGATGCCCAGGTATAGCGTCACGATCTGTCAGGATCGCACCGAGACGACGCAGATCGAGGTCGATGCCGCCGATCCGGGCGAGGCGCAGGACAAGGCGCTCCAGATCGCCCGGGCCACCGGCTACATGCTGGAGTGGGAGCCGAGCGACGGGGCCAACTGCGACCCCTACATCGGTGATGAGGAGGAAGCGGCGGAGCTGATCGAGGAGGACCCCTGCCCGGTCAACCGGCGTCCCAAGTCCACCTGTCCGGAGGGCTGCGACCATGGCGGCTAGGCAGAAGCACGAGAAGCTGGTGCTGGACCTCGCCCGCACCATGCTGGCCCCGTTCGGCCTGCGTGCCGAGGTCACCTATGCGGAGGGGCGCAACACCCACAAACGCCTCGTGGTGCATGCACCTGACGGCAGGCCTCGGATCAAGCCCTTGAGCAGCTCGCCCAAGAACCCGGACGACGAGGTCGAGCATGCCCGCCGCTGGGTGCGGCGCACCTTACGGGAGCTTGGCTTCCAGTAACCGTCACGTCACGTGACAATCAACCAAAGGAGAGTGCCCATGTTCATGGGAGTTCATCAGTTCCGCCGTGCGGGCCGAGTGTCCAGCTACGCCGAGGCGCGGCAGGTGCTCGAAAATCATCGCTATACCCCCAAGCGCAAGCTGCTGCGGGAGCGCAAGGCCTACGGCTACCACCTCGGCATGAACCACAACTACGGCGTTACCTGGGTGCGCGACGAGAGCGACGAGTCGATCGCTTTCCGGCTCTACGACACCGACGTGGTGACGTGGAACCCGGACAACTCGGTCACCGTCGAGAACTGGGGCTCGGTCACCACCAGCGACTTTGCCCACCAGTTCCTGCCCTACGGCATCTCACTGCGCCATGAGACGCGCGACGGTGGCGACAGGGGCCTGCTGTTCCGCCGCACCCACAACGGCTCGTGGTGGGATCGCGACATCTGCTTCGGCAGCGCGGTCACCTTCGAGCAGCAGGACGAGGACGTGTGGACACCTCGCGAGGACACCTGCGATGTGTTCGCCATGCCCGGCCCGGTGGACCAGCGCGGCGCCCGAGAACTGGCCAAGCGCTACCACCTGCGCGACTTCGAGCTATGGCTGTCGATGGGGCCGATGCACCTCAACCTGGAGCACGAGCACTGGGATCGCGAGACGTGCCTCGCTGCGCTGGAGGCGCGCGACTTCCGGACGGCAGCGGTCCACCTGCCGCTGGTCCACGAGCCCAAGGGGTTCGGCCTGGCCGACCGCATGAAGCCCTTGCCAATCACCACCCGGCACTGGCAAGAGCACATCACGCTGGCCAGCGTGACCAAGCTGAAACTGGCTGCGTGGGAGGGCGAGGGCTTGCTTACTACTGTGTCGCATCGCACCATGCCGTTCGGCGCATACGCCCGCGACATGCGCCGGGTCCGCGAGATGCGCAAGCTCGGCTGCTGGACGTGGACGAACTACAGTGGCTGACCCCCTCACCAGCGCCGAGGGGCTCAAGGTCGGCGACGTCGTCTCGATCTCGACGCTGCTCAAGGACAAGAAAACCGGCGAGCCGTTTCGCTGGAACCGCTTTGCCGTGGTGCTGGCCGAGCCGGACCACGCGCAGAGCTTCGTCGCCCTGACGCTCAAGATGCACGTCAGCGAGCGGGACTACCGCGTCGTCTACCTCACCCGGGAACTGACCCCGAGCAGCGACGTGGTGTGCAAGATCGAGGAGGAGAACTGGCCGCAGGGCGTCGTTGCCATGCGGATGAAGCTGATCATGCAGGGCATCCTGCAGCTAGGCACTTGACATAAGATAACTATCCTTCTATAGTATAACGCGTTGCTGGGAGATGAGTTCCCGGCATCGAGACTTCACCAACCGTCACGTCACGTGACAAATCTACCAAAGGAAAGGCAAGTCCATGCAAGTCATCAACATCGCCACCATGAAGGCCATGATCATGCACATCGGCCTCAAGCACCGCGAGCCGCTGTGGTTCCGCGGACCCTCCGGCATCGGCAAGACCGAGGCGATCCACTCCCTCGTCGCCGAGAACGGCTGGGTCCTGTGCGACTTCCGCGCCTCCCAGTGGGAGAGCGTCGATTTCCGCGGCATCCCCGATATCCAGCAGGGCCTCACCGTGTGGAACATGCCCGGCGAGCTGCCCTTCAAGGGCAACCCCAAGTTCGACGAGGACGGCCCGATCATCGTCCTGTTCGCCGATGAGGCGGATCACGGCGAGCCGTCCACCAACTCCGTCCTCTACCAGCTGTTCAACGAGCGGCGCGTCGGGGCGCACCTGCTCATGGACAACGTGATCATCGTCGCGGCGTCCAACCGGGCGGGCGACAAGGGCGTCCACAACCGCACCCCGGCCCCGCTCAACAACCGCTTCACCCATGCCGAGCTGGCGAGCGACATCAAGTCGTGGTCGGCCTGGGCTGCCAAGGCCAAGGTGCACCCGACCGTGATCGGCTTCCTCAACTTCCGGCAGGAGCTGCTCCACACCTTCGACGCCAACAACCCGGTGCCTGCCTTCGCCACGCCCCGCACGTGGGAGAAGGCCGCGCGCTACTTCGCCGACGAGGACATGCCGGCCGATGCGCGGATCGCGGGTATCTCCGGCGCCGTGGGCGAGGGGCCTGCCGTCGAGTTGCAGGGCTTCGCCGATATCATGGACTCGCTGGTGCCGATCGAGGACATCATCAAGGACCCCGATCACGTCAAGGTCAACCTCGACCGGCTCGACCTGCAGTGGGCCATGGCGACGCACGTCTCCGGGCACATGAACAAGCAGACCGCCGACCAGCTGCACCGGTTCCTCAACCGGCTGGAGCCCGAGATGGTGGTCATGGCGTGGACGCTCGCCATCGCCCGCGACGAGGACATCACGGACACCAACGCGTTCCTGAACGGCTACGCCCAGCAGTATCGCAGCCTGTTCCAGTAACCAGTTCCGGCTGCGCGGGCTACAGCGACCCGGCTTAGCGCAGGACCCACGACCCCGGGGGAGGTCACGGAAAATCCCCTACCCCATTCGTCACGTCACGTGACAGATCAACCGAAGGGCCAGACCATGAAAATTCAACTGATCGAGATGAAGATTACGCTCGACGACGGAGAGGTTGTCGAGGGCGTCCTCGGACCCGACGTCAGCAGCCGGTGGGGCAACGACCTCCCGCACCTTGCTGCTTGCGTGACCCCAATGACCGCGATGTTCGACGCGCTCGCCGATGACGGCCTCTGGGCAGAGGAGGACTAACCATGGCACAGCAACCGTCCAAGATCAGCAAGGCCAAGGCGAGGCTGCTGATGGAACACCCGTTCTTCGCCACCCTGCTCGTCCGCACCCAGGTGATCATCACCGATGCGGTCCAGACCGCGGCGACCGATGGCGTCCGCCACTACTACAACCCCACGCTGCTGGAGCAGTCCACGGTGGAGGAGGTCATGTCCGACCTCGCCCACGAGGCGTGCCACGACAGCTTCCTGCACTCCGTCCGGCTGGGCGACCGCAACCCGGTGATCGCCAACTACGCGATGGACTACGCCATCAACCCGGTGCTCGAAGCATCCGGCTTCCGCGCCCCCAAGGGCGGCTGGCTGATCAACGAGAAATACAAGGGCTGGTATTGGGAGCGCATCTACGACGACCTGCGCCGCAACCCGCCGCAGGGCGGTGCGCAGGGCAAGGGGCCGCAAGGTCCCGGCATGCCCGGCCAGGGTCCGAACGGCGAGTCCATCCGCCTGTTCGGCGACGTCATGCCGAGCCCGGCCAAGACCCCCGAGGAGAAGGCTGTCGCCGAGCAGCAGGCCAAGCAGAAGGTCGCCACCGCCGCCAACATGGCGCGCATGGCCGGCAAGATGCCTGCATCGCTGGCCGCCCTGATCGACGGGCTGCTGGAGAGCCGGGTGCCGTGGACCGAGGTGCTGCGCGACAAGATGCTCAAGGTGGTCAAGTCGCGGGAGAGCTGGGTCCGGCGCAACCGGCGGTTCAAGGGCATCTACATGCCCACCCG